TGTTGGATTCTTTTTAAGGTACACTGTCTCGCCAACCGCTATTGTGATTGTTCCGATGTCAGTACCATCTGTTTGTTCTAGTGTTACTAGATGTGCAGCAACGCCAGTGTTAATTAATCTAACACACGTTGCGCTTCCGAATGTTGAAGCTGAACCTGTGACTGTTGCACATGCTGCTTCGGTTCCTTTGAGTTTAAGTATCGTTGCCATAATTATACCTGTGAATCCTTACAAGCATTATGAATTGCTTTTGAATGTTTTGAACTAATACCAGGATGTGCCTTAGAAATTTCGCTGTGGATATGGGCTTGGCCTGTTGGTTTAGAACGGTCACCACCTTGATACAAAGGAATTTCATGGTCAGATGTCTTTCCATTCTTAGCTTTAATTTTAAATCTTGCATGTGCATCATCTGGATCGCCAAATGGTTTGTGCGATGGAAACTCATGCGTTGAATGGTTGTCATCTGAATGTACGTGGTCAGCATCACCAGGCTTATCAACAGCTTCTTCAATACCTTCCATTACAATCTCTTCAAGCTCTTCTGCAATATCAATTGCAAAACTAATAGCTGCTTCTGGATTTTCCTCTAGCATATTTTCAAACTGCTCTAGGTTGTCTTCTGTTAAATTGTCCTTAACAAATGCAACAGCTGCTTCATAGACTTCTACGTCCATGCCATCCTTATATGATGCAGCTTTTGAGTGATCTTTATTGACTGCTCCACCTTTAAAGACAGCATCTTGCTCTGCTTCGTTTTTAAATGCAGGGTGAAGTTTTTGCTGTACTACATCTACATGCTTGCCGACAAAGTCTCTTTCAGCTTTTGACTTAGGTTTTGAGTAATCGGCCTCGACACCAGATTGTAGTTCTGGATCAGGTACGATATCAATCTTTTTAAGCTCTGCGATCTGTCTTAGTGATTTCATTTAGTCCTCGTTATCTTCTTCTGTCTCTTCAGAAGGGTTGTCGTCCTCTGGCTCTGCAACAACTTCTTGGTCTGCCTCGTAAGTGTCGTCTTCATCTTCTGAAGTCTCTACCTCATCCGCATCTTCATATGAATCATCTTCTGAATCTATTTCTGGATCCATATCAATGTCATCTGAATCTTGAAGCTCTTGCCCCATCATACCGTTACTGATAACATCCTTTGCTTGCTGTACATAGTCAGCAGCTCTGTCTGCCATCTCATCAGAGAAAATCTCTGCGGCTTTGTTTGGCTTGTCATCTACTGCCAAACCTACCATTTTTAAAACTGGTTCTGTCATAATATCTCCATGTATATTTATAATCTAAAAGTTCTAGTCTTGCGGTGCTTGTGGGAAACCACCGTCTTCACCATCAGTTTGCACGCCATATTGGTCCATATTCTCTTGTTCACCTTCGGTATCGGCCAACATTTCTGCATGCATGTCTTCAATTTCCCTGTCAGTTTGTCTAAGAACATTCTTCTTGACCCACTGAGTACTAAAGTATTTACCTAAGTACGGATCCACGTCATTGATTGTTGAGAGTCTTTCTCTCATAATTTCTATCTCTTTGAGCTCTGCGAAATGATTGTCTGTAATGTAATCAAATCTCATCTCTCTTCTTAAAGCAGGCCAATCCTCAGCAGCAATAACGCCTTTGAGGATTAGCTGTTTCTCTAAGGCTGCTTCAAAGATTTTAGAGAACTTCAATCTTAATCTTCCAATAAACTTCTGGAATTTAATTTCGTCTCTGCTAATCTCTGATGCTCTACCTAAAGAGAATCCTGTCTCTGGTTCTAATCTTGATACTGGGACATTTAATGATCGGTATAATTTCTTTTGGAAGTATAGAACATCATCCATCTCTCCTAAGTTCTGGCCAGGAGGTAATGTTGTGATCTCTGTACCTTTTCCACCCTCTCTTCGAGGCAACCAATAGTCTTCAAGCATAGTCATGAACTTTCTATCGTCTTTTATTTCGCCAGTTGTGGCGTCATAGATAGTTCTGTTTTTATGTTTGGCCATCATGTCTCTGAGATATTGTTCTGCTTTTAACTTAGGCAGATTCCCTACGTCAATATAAAAGATTCTTCTTTCTGGCGCTCTTGAAATTCTATAGATTACTGTTGCGTCTTCTAAGATTCGTAACTGGTTAAGAGGTTTGATTGCTTTGTGTAAGTGTGATAATACCATTTTATTATCTTCACTCATCAACCCTGAAGTGGTATGTAATATACTATCCTTAGCTATCTTGATGCCTTGGGTAGTACCTTGAGCGGGATTTACAGTACCTGGACCACTCTTAAATCCTTTGTCGTTATAGAGATAATACTCTTGCTTTGTCTGTGCTAGTTGTATTCTATTAGGACCGGTGCCATGTGATTTCTTCTTGACTGCTCTAACTTTTCTTATCTTACGAGGATCAATATATCTAAATTCTTGTATCCCTAATTTGGGATCCTTTTCATCAATGATAACATGATAGTACATTCTACCATCTATATACCAGTGTCTGAATATTTCATATGATTGACGTTCAAAGTCGAGTAAGTCTTTTACGTTAAGAAACTCATCTGCAATTTGTTCTTTGATCTTGTCACTGACTTGGACTGAATCCAAATCTAGTTCTACTGTGTGTGAGTCTGGATCGTAAACTATAGATTCGTTTACGACATCATCAATAGCATTCTCGCACTCGGGTTGCATAGCCATCTTACGATAACGTGTAACGAGTTCGCCTTCTGTTTTGGATGATTGTTCAAGATCGATGTATTGACCATAAGCGCCACCTTCTGCGACGACTACAGCACCATCATCTTCTTGACGTGCGACGAAAGAGCCTTGGTCTTCTACACCCTTCCTCTTGATTTCAAAACCGAATAGTTCTGCCATTGATTACCTCATATTGTAAATGTATTTAGGCTCCCCTGAGAGAGCCTAAATTCAAAGTTGGTTTAATTACCGCCAGCGTTTCCAGTTGAACCACCAGTTACTTCCCACCAGTCGTACTGGAAGGTTACCTGGAATTCCTGGATAACATCTGTAGCGTTCCAATCAACTTCCATTTCTGTAATGTTGACTGGGAATATACCATTAAATGTATATTCTCTTACTGGTACGCCAGTTTTACTAAACTGGGTGACCTGTGCCTGCGACTTGTATGATAAGTCAGAAGCGCTTCCGAATCCTCTAACGTTGCCAAGATGAGAATTAATATTCTGCATCCATTCTTCCATAGAGTTTCTGATCAAGAAGTCTTCATCGTTCATTACTGTGATGTTCCATTCTGCGAATGTTCTATCACCTGCAATCTTAGTCTTTCTTCCGAAGTATGGTACTTCGATGAATCCTAAAGTAGCTGCTGGTACTTGTGACGCTCTCACTAGGAAAGGTGTCTTTAAGTCGCCAGCGCTATTAGCAGGGTTAGTAATGTTACACTGAAACAGGGTAGGTCTAGCACCACCAAGAGTTAGCTGCGATCTAATTTCATTAATATTAAAAGCCATTTGATACTCCTATTAGTATTTAGTCCTAAAACTGACCTACGATTTCAGAAAATTCAACTCCACTTCGTACTGCTACGAAGTTTAATTGGATAAAGTTAATTGATTTAGCAGGTTTAATGTAGATGTCTCCAATAAATCTGTTACCGTCTATTACTTCTCCAGTGTTGTTTGTTTCGTCACAAACTACTTTGAAGTCATAAATTCCTCTACGTCCTTGAACATCTCTTAAGAAAGGTTCAACAAGGTTTTTGAATTGTGATCTTGTGAATGAATCATTGAACTCAAACAATGTAAACTTAGAAGCAGTTGCAATCGCTTTTTCAAGAACGATAAACAATCTTCTAACATTGATTCTGTCGAATGCACTTGGCTTACCTAGCAATGTCTTGTCACCAAATAGTACTGTTCCCTGTCCTGGGAATGTAACGATTGGGTTAATGTCTGCTTGATAAAGAACATCTCTATCAGCTTTCTTAGGATTGTAAGGTAGCTTGATGATGTTTTTAACTTGGCCTCTATTGAATCCAGCTGGAGAGAACCATGCGTCTCTTAACTCATCAGTTTTAACTGCAAGCCCTGCTACGTCTCCATTTAAAGGAACATATGTGTAAACATCATTGTACTTATCGTAAGCATATTTGTATCCGCTGTCTAGGAATGCATAAGATGAATTGCTTAGGCTATTTCTAAATTCGATAATGTCATCAGCTTCGTCACCTGCATTGTTAACCACATCACCTCTTTCTGGTGAAATGAATACAACACAATCTTTTCTTGACTCTGCAATGTTATCTACAATGTACTTACCTAATCCTTCACCGTTAGTTCCACCTACTGACTTACCAGTTAGGATTAAACTTACGTCAACATCTTCAGCAGACTTGTACATGTCGTATCCGCTTGTAAGAGTTGCTAGTGATACTGTTGATTCGTTAGCTGTGTCTACACCCAGCTTTAATGAATCATATACAGGACTGTCTGTTACTAGTGCTGCTGATGTAGAAGCTGTTGTGTTAGCTGCTAAACCATAAGCATTCTTAGCCCAGATGTAGTTAGATGATGCATCAATAACATCGATCCACCAATTTGACTCGCCTGATTCTGTTTTTGAATCTGTTGCTCTCGAAAGACCTTCAAACACTTCCAATACTTGATTTGGAGTTCCTGTGATTGAACCATCTTCGTCTTTGATTACTACGTGAATCTCATCACCTACACCGCCTCTTGCAGAAGCATATGCTGATGTTCCTGGTGCTGATCTTACTAGATCATAGAAGCCCCAGTACCTAGAGAACCCTAGACCAGAAATATCAACTGCTCCAGTGTAGTTTTCTTTGAATGACAATACAGATGAGTTAGCTGCTGAGACAGTTAAGTAATGTACACCAACACCTGCTGATGTGTTTCCTACTTTAATCTTGTCGCCAACTGCTACGAGACCGGAACCACCGCCCCCAATTTGTTCTGCTGTCGAAGTTGTTCCTGAATTTGCACCAGCTGTTATAGAAATAGTACCTGTTGACGCTTCGACATAATCGTTTGCAGACCTACATACTGAAACCTGTAAGCTGTTTCCAAGCGAACCTGGATACTTAGCTACGAAATGATCCGCACTTGTAAGTGATACTGTATCGATTGCGTCTTCATTGCTGACTACAACTGCTGCTGAACTACCATTTGATACGGCGTTCTTAGCGGCTGCGTCTACAACTCTAGTCACATATAGTTTATTTCCATACGCTAAAAAGTTAGCGGCTGTGAAAAAAGTTTCTGGATTGAATCCAGTTTGTGGCTTTCCAAATCGGTTCGCTAGTGATTCCTCGCTGTCTAATAAGACACGAGTGTTCGCTGGACCCCATTTAAAAACACCTGCTAAGGCACCTTCCGTAGTAGAAACCGCTGGAACAACAGTGGTTAAATCGATTTCCGATACGTTTACGCCTGGACTGACCTGAAATGGCATTTTATTCTCCTTTCATTTATGGTAGATTATAAGCTCTGTTATATTTATAATTCTAAGTATTAGAAGAGTGATCCTTCTTCGTAATCTAACTCTTCCCACGTTATCATTTCGCCACCTTTGAATTCATCATTGTCAGTGGAAACATTTGTACTTGATCCACTATCTATAAACCCGAAGGGCGTGAGCTCATCTTCTATCGCTTGTTCGTTCTGTGCATATAGATTCTTTCTAATATCTATATCCGTTAATTGTTTAAAGTAGTCCTGTCCAGTTAGCCATGAGAATAGCACTAAGCATATCACAAGGTCATCTGTCATTCCTTCTTCGGCCTCATAACTAGTCCCTCTTTTGTTTGCTACAAATGTAGTTAACTCAGAGAGTACATCAAAGTCAGAAATAATTAGTTTGTCATTCTCTAGTATTGTCTTAAGAGAAGAACATCCTATTCTTTTTAATGAGGAAGTAGTTCTGACTC